ACATCTCTAGCAGATCCAGTTCCATTCGCATCATTGGAATAAGTCGAACCTGTACAACTGCCGGACTTTCGTGATGTTATATCTCCGGCTGCTTGAGGGTCTGTCAATGTGCCATCCGCTGCTATCGATCCTCCCTGTAAAGCAGGATTAGCAGGAAAGGTACAGCTCCAAGTCACACCAGTTGCATTTACCGTTACAGAAATAGCCTGTACTGCCTCACAAGTTGATGGGTAACTGCCATCTCTAGCAATTGCATAAACTACAGCACTGCCTCCCTGTGCATTAGATATTAATGTTAATGTGCTACCACTTAAAGCTGTCGTAATTAATAATGGGTTATTGTTACTTACATCATAAGTTGTTTCATTTGTAAAATATCCACTTAAATTAATGTCTACAGTCGAACCCCCACTGTTTAATGTTTGTGCAGGTATTGATCCTGATGTTGATGGTCCTCCTGAACAAACCGAAGGTTGTACCACTGATATTGTTTTTCCTGCTTGTGTAGCTGTCTGTGTGCAAGTTTTATACAAATCAGCCGCGTTACTAAATTCAGATGGTATTGTCAATGTAAATACTACTGTTCTTACAGTATCTGTAGTTACAGATGCAAATTTGCCATTAGAAAAATCTCCTGCCGAACTTGTATAAGAAAACACTGTACCAAAATCAGGATTAGGCATTGTTAAAATACCTTCGTTATCTACTGAGAAATTGCCTGTATTTGGTAAATTAGGAAAAGCTGCACTACAATCATATAGAGGCAGCGGTTTTTGAGGCTCAGTAAGGTTTAGATAAAATGGGCTTCTAACATTTATTTTTGTACTCATTTTTTACTTTTTAAATCTTTTAATGTAAACTCCATAAAGCTTTGTACATCTAAACCAAAAACCTGTTCAATATCTTTGGGTAAATTTTTATAGGCTTTTTCAAAAGGCTTAGTAAAAAACAACGTGGGTTTAATTCCCTTACTCCAGATGGATCGTGATATTAAAGAAGCTGTTGCTTTATAGGACATAAACTGCCCTGTTTTTCCTTTCTTATTTCTAACTTGAAATTGAAACCTTTTTGCTTCTACCCATTTTTGTATGCTCTTTCTTAATCCACCACCACGCCCATTGCCTGAGCCTGTTCCAAATTGATATGTCTTGCCTGGTTTATATTCTACTGCAGCTTTATCTGAATCTGTATAAGGATTTATAGCACCCTTAACCCCTTTGTCTTGGTACAATCCGTATTCTTCCATTATAAACTGTATCGCTATACTATTCTTATTAGCTTCAACTTCAGAAAACGTAATAGATTTTTCTAGGTTTCCTTTGCTTTTAAGATTGTTCTTAGAATTTAATACTACTTTTTTACCGAAAGCATTTAAAACAGATTTAACATTTTTTAAATCAAGCATTAACAGGATGTTGAATCATTAAACATTGTTACGCTAAATGTTACAGTCCATCCTGCTACATTAGACTCAAACCGATCAGTAAATGGTTCACAATTAAAAGGGCTGTCCAACTGGTAATTGTCTCTTATTGTTGATGATCTTAAAAGCAATGCTTGAAGTCTCCCTGCAACTGATAGCTGTGTGTTTAATACATCCAATTCATTATTGTTTCCTCTTATATCACTTGTTGGAATTTCTTTTGAAAAGTCTACTAAATCCATTAGTACTATTGACATACTAAGAACGCAAGTATTAGATGTTAAAGAAACATTGTTTAGCATCAAATGACATAAAGGGAAAATTGTGTTTTTGTTTAGGTCTACTTCGGTTATGTCTCCCTGCGTTACAGTATTTATAAATGGTTCAGCAATAGCAGCTTCCTGCAAATCATCTAATATTTTAAAGTAATTATTCATAATGTCTTTATGAAAATGGGTGTCAGTTGTTCAGCATGGCTTATTTTCTCAAAAGAGTAATCCTCTAGCCATTCCAGAGCTTCATCAAAGCTTAAATTTTCATCTGCTTTTAAAAGGCAATCAATAGCTTTCCAAAAATCATACACTGCTATTTTTTCCCCTGCAGTTATTCCAATTAATGCGCTTTCAAATCCATCGCTTAAAATAATTTCTTCATCATCATTTAAAAATGATCTCTCGTATAGCATTTCTACTAAGTCAATCTTATCTCGCATTTTTAATCTTGTTACTTTCTATTTCTATTTTCTGTTTTTCAAATGATAAAAAAGTAAAACAACTGTGTATGTTCATTTTCGTTACCTGATCAAACTTTGTTAAATCCCCCCTTGCTATAGCATAGATTGAAGAATACCACCCATATTGTTCGGCAAAAGCCCCTTCCGCTGTTGCATCCATTCCTGTATCATTGGTGTGGAATAATTGCGAATATGTTCTGTTAATTCTTTCTCTAAATCCATCAAAAAAAAAATAGCTGATAGAGCCGCATCTAATGGCATTTCTTTCATATCAATTTCATCATCCGGATTATATTCCTTAACTGTATAGGTATCTAACAACTTGCTTTTTATAGGTCTGTATAATACGCCCATCGCTAAATCCATAGTATCCCATTCAGCTAAAGAACTATCTAAGTCAACAAATTCCCCAAAGCTCATATTGTCTAACTTTGGTATAAATCCAAACTCTTTATTTTCTATTTTAAATTTCTTTATTAAATCAGGTTTTTTTTCAAACATTTGATTTAATAGATTGACTATTTTTTTTACAGATTTGTACTCTATCTTATCTACATTTTTAGAATCAATAGAGCAAAAAATTTCTATCATTTTTCTTTCAGAAAACTCTGTTTCTTTTTCATCCTCGCTTATTCTCGCAAACCTTTGATATTGCCCCAGAGTAATTTCGTTTAGATTATTCGGTATAATTATATTCTGTCTTTTCATCCCTTATTATATATACAAATCATAAACCTTTTTAGGGTCTAGGAAATTGATCTTAAATACTTTTGAGTCATTGTTCCATCTTTAATAACTGGTTTACTTCTTAATCCTAAGTAATAGTCCCTCATTATTTTAAGATATTGTCTATGCTCTTTCTTTTTAGCATATTTTAATACATCGTTATAATATTCTACCATTTTTAAATTCATATTAAATTGTATTCGCCACTTCTCGGGTTTTTCAATTGATACCCTATCGCATACCTAGCTGCATCAATCAAATGGTTAAAATTATCTATTGGTGTTTGGCTCTTTTTTTCAAGCCATTTATAATTGTTTAATTCCTTAATTAGATTTTCACTTTCAGGATCAATAATTAAATCGTAATCAAGCATCAAGCTAATACCGTACAGCACCGATCCTTGCCCTTTTATACTTGCTTTGACGTTAGAACTTAATGACAGCTCATTGATTAACCTAGGCTCTGCGCTATCTGCAATTACTAGATTATCATTTGCATACTTTTTATATAGTTCTGATAACTGTGAAGTGGTTAAGCCTTTTAAATAGAAACATTCTTTTAAATAAATAATCTTATTGTCTGAATCTATGCTAGTTAAAATCATGGTTGATGGATCGGCAGAAAATCCAAAATCTGCCCCTGCTACTATTTTTCCAACCTCTTTAAATTCTCCTAGTTTCCAATTCTCAAAGATTACGCCTTCAGCCTTTGCCTGCCAACCTCCTAATATTTGATGCTTATATCTTTCAGGTCTACGCACTTTCATTTCCTCAATGCGATCAATAAAACTCTGCGACAAATTCTCTTTATTATCTAAATACGTTGTGTGTATATATGTCACATCATCTTTAAGCACATTTAAGCCCCCCTCAACGCCTTTACCTTCATAAAACCTAGTATATATCCAATGCTCTTTAGTTGTGGGGTTTAATATCATGATAACGCGATTTAAAACTCCCTTCTGTCTTACGCTTAAATCTATCTTATCAAAGATATTTTCATCATTCAATTCTTCAGCTTCATCCATTACCCAAGTAGTGATGCCTGTTAGGGATTTTAGATTAGCAGTTTGATCTCCGCTACTTGTTTTTAATCCCCTGAAGATTATTTTGCTCCCTGAATGCTTATGTATTATCTGATCTCTTGTTATATGGAATTTGTGCAGCTTATCTGCTAATTCTATTTTCTCTAAAAATTCAGGTATAATAGATATAGCAGCTGATCTTAAAGTGTACCTCGTAAACAAAACAGTATGTCCCTTTTCCTCTAAGAGCATTAATAGTATAAAACTTATTGAAAATGATTTAGAGCTACCCCTTCCGCCAGTAACTATAAAGTATCGGCTATCATTTAAAAAAGGTTTTAGGTACTTATCATTAATCTGTATCCCCTGATGTTCTAACTGCACGAATTAAATCTTTAAAATCTCCGCTTGATTCTCAAGTTAGAGCAAGTTGCTGTTAATCCAGTTACAAAAAAAGAGGAAACAT